CCACGAATGAGCCGCAGGCGAATTTAAAATCTCGCGCCTCGGGCGCGCCCAATGAAAATTGTTTTCGCCCAACCGACAGCGCGCAAGCGTAAATTTGACGGGTTCTGACGCCAGTGGTACAATTGAGCATCCAGAGAGAGAGAGGAACTCACTAATAGCAGACGCCCCGTTACCACTCGCCAAAGGGAACGAAAGATGCAGGTAATAGCAGGGCCTCCGATAGTAGAAGCCCCGCTATGGCCTCCACAAGCCCCAGGAAGGGCAGGCGGCCCATTGTCTGGTATCCCAACACTCCTTAGCCTCTGAAATGCGTCCTAGGGGCTTCTGGTGTGCCTCTCGCGGTTATTTGGATTCTATCATCTGGAGATATTGCTTGAGCATGAAGCGTACTTGCTCGGAGAATACTCTTTCAGATTTGGCGGCTAGTTCTTCAATCTTATCTAGTAATTCCGCTTCAAACCTGATTGTCTTGGGTTTTGTGTCCGGCAATTGGTAATTTTGCACAATAAAGCATCTCCTTTCATGGCTATTATACCACATAATGTAGAAATAGTCAATCTGACCTTGACTTACTGTGTCGGACATGATATTATGACTGTGTCGGACAAAATAATTATTGGTCTGACTAAAACGAAAGGAGCGAAACACAATGAAGGCAACCTATGTTGGGCACCGGTACGCGCAATGGGAGATGGAGGGCCGCAAGGGTGAATACACTGACGTGTACCTTGTCCGGCGCTTTCCCAGCGACGAAAAGGAAGGTGCTGTGGGTGACAAGGCCGTGTGTGAGCGCGTGAAGCATGACATGCGGAAAGACCTGGAGGGCTTAACGCCCGGTTCCCCCGTGGAAATTGACTACGATTCCGGCCGCACTGGCAAGGCGATTCTTTGCGAGATTCTGCCGCTGGATGTCGGCAAGAAGTAAGCGCGTGTGCCTCCCGCGCTTGCTCTTATGAATTGGCGGGGCGTTGTTGTTGGGGCTGCGTCCCGCCGTGACCTGCTGTAATGGGCTTGTGTATAGTGGCCGCTATATGCGGGCCCTTACTGATTCTGGCCTGGAAGGGTGGGTGGAAGCAATGAATATGACGGAGGTTATCAGCGGCATCAATGCCGTGACCAACAGTGTCACCAGCAATTTCAGTATCGCGAACATCGCGCAGATCATCGGGATTGTCATTGGCGCTGTTGTCGGCCTGTTCCTGTTCTGGTGGGGCGCGCGCTGGGTTGTCAAGCGCATCACTGGCGCGTTCAGGTCGGGCAAGCTTCGGCTGTAGCATTCTCCACCGCGGGGCCTGCACTCTCCCTGTCCCCCTCGTGCGGGCCTCGCATTCTTTGATTGAAGGGTAGATATAAATGGCTCGCAAGAAGCGTGACGAATTTTACATTACTGATTTGTGGCCTATGAAGCCACTGCGGATAGATAATGGGCTGCGCTCGGTACATGCCTGGCACAAATGGTTGCGTGAGCATCCGGGGTATATGCACGCTGAGGGTACCATGATTTACGTTGGCCCTCAAGGTTCCGGTAAAACTCTATCGGCTGTCCGGTATCTCCTGGCTCTGATGGAGCAGTACCCAAAGGCGATTGTATGCACCAACATAGAGCTTACCGATTTCCCGTTTAACGCGCACCTTGACCCTGAGGCAACACATGGCTGGGCGTATAACAAAGGGGTGGAGCCTGAGGACAACAGGCCCATCGTGGAGTATGTGGGGCTTGACTGTCTGAAATTCCTGATGAACGACTACCAGGGCGTTATCTACCTCATTGACGAACTGCACTTGGAGCTGAACAGTCTGGAAAGCCGCAACATAGACATTAACGTCATGATTGAGATATCGCAGCAGCGCAAGCAGCGCAAGCATATTATCGGCACCAGTCAAGAGTTTATGCGGCTGGCAAAGCCCCTACGTGAGCAAGTACGCGATATTGTCCTTTGCCGTTGCCTCTTTGGTCGTATGCAGTCCAATCGTTTGCTTGACGGTGCAACTGCTGTAGAAACCTCGGGCGGTCATGTGGATGCTGTGATTCGTAAGAAATCGTTCTTCTGGCATACGCCGGCAATGTACAAGGCCTATGATACCTACGCGAAAATGAAACGGTACAATGAGCTATGGCAGGGCCGGGAACAGGTGGACAGCATCTATAATCCTGATGGCAAGGTGAAATATAATCCGAAAAAGAAGGTGAAATAATGGCGGCTTTGATTGACGCAATGGTACCATTCGTGACGGCGGCTGGTGGCGTTGCCCTGTTTCTCGGCGTGTCCTCTATGCTGATTGGCCTGATGCTCTCGGCATTTACGGGCCATGGTGAGAGAAGGGGGCGTTTGTTTTGACACCAAACGCGCTTGCCATGGTTGACCAGGTCGTGGCTGGATTCGAGGATTACCCGCATTACTTCGCAATCGAGAAGTATTACACTACCGGCAACACTGGGCCAAATGTGGTGATTTACCTTTCCAAAGAAACTCCAATCCTCGCGGGCCCTCAAGCGGTAAGCATCGGCTCCGGCTTAAGGGTTGAGTGCTACACCACAACCGGCGCTAACCTCGGCGTGTCCCGGATGTCGGTCGGCACTGTTTCGGCTGGTGTCGTTACTTGGGGTGTTCAGGAGCTTGTAGTCGGTGATTGCAGGCCAACATTAATTGGAGGTGTTCCCTATGATGTACCGGCGTCGTATGTTCGTCAGAATAATCAGGCGGATATGGCGGGTGCTGTTGCGGCGGCTGTTATGGTTCTGCTTGGCGTTTTCGTTATTGTTGCCCTCTATTGGAGGGTTTTCCGTCTTCGCGGCTGATGTGAGCTTTTCCGTAAGTGCGGATTTGTACCCTCCGTTGGTGACGCCTGCGGACAATACGCCGTACAACTCAATATATAGCTACGCAACGTGGCTTTATACGTATGAGATGCAAATTAGGGACCCATCATCCCTTGTGTATCAAGATGTAAGCGATTCGTATTTGTGGGCGGATACTGGGTGGTTTACTGCAAACGTGCTGAAGCCTAGATATCAGCCTTACGTATACAATGGTGTAAGCGTGTATCCAATGGCGCTAAGTTCGGCTCCTTCGGCGCATAGCGCGATTAAGAAAATGTTAAATAATCCTTATCGTGTGTATATGCGGATGCAACCTATAGCTGTAGCGAAAGGGTATAAATATACCGTAAGTATTACGGGTTATTCGCCTGTAATAGGGTGTTTTCCAGCTGGCAATGTCACAAGGTTTGTAATGTATGGTTTGCATAGCAACCTAGGTACAATGGAAGACATTTTCAGGGTAAATAATGACGATTTATTTGGCAACACAAATTATCCAGCTCCGGGGCCTGCTAGGCGCATCGAATTGGAATTTGAGGTAGTGCCGGAAGAAAATGGCTTCTTGTATATTGTGCAGGGTGTGGAGGCGTTCGTGCACCCTGTAGGCTCGCAATCAGTCTCAAATAATATGTTTGCGCTTTATCCGTTTGAAACTGTCGTTGTAACTGCTGAACGGGATGAAAGCCAGTGGCAGGAAGAGCAGCGGGGATTTTGGGCAAAGATAATAGCTGTTTTGGAGAAAATCAGTAATTTTTTTGAAAATTTCTTTGACAACCTTGCACTAAAATTCGTTG